CCTATCCCCTGTGTGCCTTGGCAGTCTCAGCCTCTCTATGGGCAGTCGGTGATCGGATTGGCCGGCGTCAACGGGTTGGTGTTCGTGGGCACCTCAACCGGTGGCACCTCCCCTGCCCCACTGGCCTGGGGCACGATGGGCGCGGCATCCATGTCCTTGGCACCGCCAGAACGCAGCAGCGCATCGGCCGTGGTGGCGGTGTCGGGGATCTGCTCGATCACCTGGGCCGTTTGCACCGCGCTGTACTGGGCCTCCACCCGGGCGCCCACGGTCAGGGCCTGCAAACGCTCGGCGTCTGCCAGGGCCTTCTCTGCCTGCGCACCGAACAGCTTGGCCCTGGCCTGCATGGTGGGGTCTTGCCCCTGCTGTGCCCGCTGGGCCTTCTGCTCCTCTGTCAGCTGGAAGTTCTTCGGGTCCAGGCGCTGACCACGGCACAGCTCGGCCGCCAGCTTGGCAGGATCCAGCTCATACACCGGGTTGGCCGAAGCCTGCAGCAGCGACATCAGGAACTGCTGCTGGGCGTCCCGCTCCACCAGGGCTGAAGATGCGCAGACTTCGATTTCGAAGTCCCCCTTGATGCTGTCGTCGTCGCTGTAGCTCATCATCCAGTCGAAATAGCGCTGGATGTGCGGCCGCGTCATGTAGTCGTCAAAGCGCTTGGCCAGGCGGCGCAGCACGCTGGTGGCATTGTTGTTCTGCATCTGCATGCCGCCCAGGGTCTGCGGAGCATCGCCACGGATGCCCTGCAGCATCGCCGGCATGCCGGTGGTGTCCTCGGCCATCTTCTGGGCGAACTGGATGATGTTCATCAGTTCGTTTTGCACGCTGGTCACCGAAAAGCTGGCAAAGGCTTTGGTCACGTCCTGCACATCGCTGCCAGCTTCCGCGCGCCACAGCTTGCCAGGGCGAATCGAGTAGACGCCATCCAATGGCGTGACCCCATTGCTGATCACGACCTGCGGGGCGGCAGACAGACCGCTGTTGTCCATCATGGCGCGTGTGTTGGCATTGATCATGCGCTGCACGGTACGGATCTGGCGGCTGATGCCAATCCCCCAGGGCATACCTGGGCGGCGCTGCCAGGCCAGCACGTCATAGGGAAACTCACCGCTCTCCAAGGGGCTGAGCACGGCCTTGACCAGGCGGTCGTTGATCATCACCGCCATGGCCGGCAGTTGCTCTTCGGCGTCCTGGTCCAGCTCCACCCCCATGGCCTGCAGCTGCTGACGCATGCAGTGCCCGTGGAAGATCCACATTTCAAACTCGTCGTCGCCATGACGGTAGACCGACTCCGTGCCCTCCCGGGTCTTTGCCGGACCCTCGCGCAGCACGGCCAGCAACTCCGCACGGTCATAGCTCGCATCCTTGAGCAATTCCATGATCTGGCGCTTGCCGATGTACTCGCGCTCAAAAATGAAGCCGCCGGCATGGATGTTCTCGCCGCAGGCTGGGTCCGGGAACAGGTTCCAGAAGTCGATGCGCTTGCTGCCAGGCTTGATCTCGTCCACCTTGTGCTGTGTCTTGAGCTGGGTCACCGGGTCCTGGCGCGTCAATCGCACCGTCCGCACCACGGGGAACGGGCCTTTGAGCACGCCAGAGCCGCAGCGCGCAGAGTCTTCGATCACCTGACGCACCTCGCCGTGCCAGTTGGACTCGACCAGCGGATCCTCGATGGCCTTTTGCATCTTGGCAGCCGCCTCCTGGGCCAGCTTGGCCTGCTGCTCCATTGCATCCTGCACATCATCCGTGCTGGACATCCGCATCGCCTCGGCCAGTTTGGTCAGCTGCAGCTGGCTGAGTGTCGGCAGCGGCGTGGACTTGATCTCCCAGGCGCGGTCGTCCGTAGGCAGCAGCATGTCGGCCACCCGGGCGCTGGCCGCATCCACATACGGACGTGTGATGTTCAGGAACACCACGGAGCGCGCGGGCTGCTGGCCCTGCTGCTGGCCCGACAGCAGCGCCTTGCTACGGCTGCGGTACAGCATGTTGGCCGACTGGAATGCCCGGTTGGCATCATCGATGCCCTGGTAGTGCTCCTCGTCCTCGGTCCACTCCTCTTCGATGCCCGAGCCAGCACGCCCAGCAATCGCCTCGCGGCGCTTGGCCAGCAGGTTCTGCAGCAGGGTCTGGCGGTCATCAATGGCTGGCGCTTCGGCGCCCTGGGGCTGCATGCCCCCGTTGTTAGCGGTTGCTTGCATTTCAATACCCCATTTCTTGATCCAGCGGCGCCCAGCCACCGGTTATCGGGCGCTGCGGCTTGGGCTTGGTGATGGCCTTCCGCTTCATCATCAAGGCGTAGCGACTTGCGCTCATCAAGTCGTCCAGCTTCTTGACCACCTTGCCGTCCTTGCGGTGGTACAGCTTGAACTCCTGGAACCAGTCATTCAGGTGGGCGAAAACCTTCCAGCGCCCGGTCTGCATGCGGTCCAGCATGTCCATCAGGCCGGCCTCCACACCGTTGGAGCCATCTTCAAACGTGGCGCGATCCTTGAGCATCCTCAAACCAGCCTTGGCGTACTGCAGCGCCAGCTGCTCGCCAGAGCCCTTGTCGTGCTGCTCGCCGTCGTGCGGCCAGGCCGTGGGCACCCAGTCACCCCAGGGCTTGATGGTGGAGGCATGGATCACGGGCGTGGCGTGGCTCAGCCGGTGCGCCTGGATCACATAGATGCAGTCGTTGTCCCGGTCCCAGGCCAACTGCACCGCCGCGGTCGGGTGATCCCAGCCGAAGTCGATGCCGTTGATGCGGGCCCAGTGCGGCGGCACGGCGAAGGCCGGCACCTTGATGCTGTTCTCTTCCACGGGGAAGATGCGGCCACTGCCCAGCGTCGGGATGCCCTTGGCACGAGCCTCGCGCTCATGCGGGGGCGAGCTGGCCCACAGCTCCTTCTTGGTCTTGGCGTCCAGGTGGGGCACATCGTCCCAGCCAGCGGTCACCAGGTAGCGGGATGCGCTTACTGCAGGCACAGCGGCTCCTCCTTGGCTTCCTGCTCGCCCTCCAGGAACATCATCACCGTGCCGGTGGTGCCCTCCAGGGGGGTGAAGGTGATGTACACGATGCCGTTGGTGGTGGCCGTGCGAATCAGGCACTCGCTGTAGACCTCCAGCGGCGGCTCCTCGTCCAGCCAGATGCCGTCGCGCTCGGTGCCTTCAAAGCTGCCCCGGCCCTGTTGGTAAGACTTCAGGCCCAGCTCGGAGAACTTGCCGCTGACGTGCTTGACGTACACGGTGTCGGCCAGATCGGTCACGCCCTGCTTCCAGCCCACGCGCTCGATGCAGTCGGCGTACACCAGGCCGGTGCCGCTGAAGCACTTGGACGTGCCAGAGCCCACCACCGGGCCGAACAGCTTGTTCTGCACGATGTCGCGGGTGGTTTCGTTGGTCTTGCCGGCAGCCCAGAAGCGCACGGGCCGGTCAAAGCGGCGCCCTTCCCACCAGTCCGGATAGCGGCCAGTCAAGTGCAGCGCGGTTTCGTAGCCGCCCATGCCCTCGGTCTTGCCCACGCGGTTGGCCGCCATGGCGCAGCGCTCGCGGTAGGTGGCGCCGGCCTTGAAGAACTCCATGTGCTTGGGGTACAGCTCGCGGCGCAGCGGCCCGGTGTCCGGGTACATGCTGTCGATCTTGCGGCGGGACAGCTCCAGTTCGATGGAGGCCAGCATGGCTTCGCGCTGGGCGGGTGAGAGGTTGTCGACGTTCATGCGGCACCCTTCTTGAGCGCATCGCGCATCGCAAAAAGGTCAGCGGTCGAGAAAGAGGCCACACCAGGGTCTGGCGGTGGCGCCGCCTCCTCCTTGATGCCATAGGCCTGGCGCTCCAGTGCGACCAAGCTCTTGAGCGATTCGGACAGGGAACGCATGGTGCTGGAGCGGGACTGCAGCGAGCCCGCACGGGCTGCGGCGTCGGCCAGCTTCGCCCGCTGGGCCTTGGTCATCTCCTCCGGCGGGACGCTGGCCAGGATCTCGGCTACCTCGCCCAGCAGCTCGGGCGCGGCGCTCTGTTGCTCCAGCTCGGCCAGCATGCGCATGCACAGGCGGCGGGTGCGCTCGATGTCGGCACGGTGTGCCAGTCGGATGCTGGCCTGCGTCTGGGCGTTGGCCTCGATGACAGCGGTCTCGGCCGCTCGCCCTTCTTTGGATACCGTCTTGGATACCGCAGCCTTGGATACCAGCGCATCAGCCTTGGCCTGGATCTTTTCCGTCAGGTCGCGCTCCCATCCATCACGCTTGGCGCGCTTGTTGATAGCGCCATGCGAGATGCCATGCTCGTCAGCGATCTGGCGCAGCGTCTTGATTGCTGCCCGGTAGTCCAGCTCGATGCGCTCCCAGTCAACCTGGGGCTTTGGGGGGTGGGTGCTTTGCCTGTACTGGTTGCCATGCCCCGGAGTGTTCCGGGATACCTACGAACCAGCGAATCTTAGGCGGGGGGTTGTGGTTTGGCTAATGATGGGAGCTCAACTTCTTCAAACACAAGCGGAAGCAGCTTTAGAACTTCACATTCCCAAATTTTCAGAAGTTCTGACTGCAACTCAAAATACTCTTTTCATCTATTCCGTTTCTAATTTTGCAATCCAACGCTTGGCGACAAATTCTGAATCTGTCGGATCCTGTCAAGGCTACATAAAAATTG